ATTAGATGCTTTAGATTCTAATAAAAAACCAAATGAATATGCACAGATGAAATCTATTATAAAAGATTCTGATTTAAAGAAAATAGCTTTAGAAAGAAAACTTTTAGGAATGGCTGCTATGCAAGTTGTAATGGAAAAGAAACAAGTTAAACAAGTGCTTCATTTCCCTATGCATACATTAAGAGCAGAAAAATGTAATGATAAAGGACAGATTGAAAATTGGTACTATCACCCTGATTGGACTAAAAAGAAACCAAGTGAAGAATTAAAACGCATTCCTGCTTTTGGTTTTGGTAACGGTAATGAAGTTGAATTATATATTTTACACCCTTATGTTAGTGGATTTGATTATTATAGTCCAATAGATTATTCAGGTTCTTTGCCTTATGCTTTACTTGAAGAAAACATTGCAGATTATCAGATTAATGATTGTCAAAACGGTTTTAGTGGAACTAAAGTTATCAATTTCAACAATGGTATCCCTACTGAAGAAATGCGTGATAAAATGAAACGTGATGTACTTGGTAAATTAACAGGTGCACGAGGTGAAAAAGTTATTATTGCTTTTAATGCAAATGCTGAAAGTAAAACTACAGTTGAAGATTTACCTTTAAATGATGCTCCTGCACATTACGAATATTTATCTAAAGAATGTTTTGAAAAATTAATTGTAGGTCATAGAGTAACAAGTCCTATGTTATTAGGAATTCGTGAAACAGGTGGTGGCTTAGGTAATAATGCAGACGAAATAAAGACTGCTACGCTATTATTTGACAACATAGTAATAAAACCATATCAATTAGAAATAACTGATGCCTTAGATGAAATTTTAGCTATTAATAAAATATCATTAAAGTTATATTTTAAAACAATACAGCCTTTAGAATTTGTTGATGTATCAGGAATGAACGCAGAAACAACAGAAGAAGAAACTGGTGTTAAAATGAGTTCAGATAGTAACGCTGATTTGTTAATTGAAAAAGGCGAAACTTTAGGTGACGAATGGTTTTTAATTGATGAAACTGAAGTTGACTATGAAACTGAAGATGAATTAGATTTAGAAATTGAAACTTTAAATAATAAAAAGAAAAGTACTTTGTCTAAAATGTGGAAATTTATTACTTCTACAGGAACTGCAAAACCAAACGCTAAAAGTCCTGAACAAGACAAAGTAATTGACGGTGTTCAATTCATTACAAGATATGTTTATAGTGGTGATTTAACAGGTGAAAGACAATTTTGCAATAAAATGTTAAGAGCAGACAAAGTATATCGTAAAGAAGATATTGTTGCAATGGAAAAACAAGTTGTTAATTCAGGATTCGGTCCTAAAGGTTCTGATTCTTATTCTATATGGTTATACAAAGGCGGAGCAAGATGCAACCATAAATGGTTAAGAAGAACTTATGCTAATTTTGATGGTGTTAAAATTGACCCTACAAATCCAAATGCAAAAGCTATTAGTTCTGCAACTGCTGAAAAATATGGTTATAGAATTAGAAACGATAAAGAAGTAGCAATGAAACCAAGTGATATGCCTACAAAAGGATACACACAAGAGTATTGGGATAAAATGGGATATACAAATTAATAAAATATGGCACAAGGATTATTTATTTCAACAAACGATATAGTTAAATTTACTGTTTTAAATGGTAATTTAGACCCTGATATTTATACTCAGTATATTTTTCAAGCACAACAATTACACATTCAGAATTATTTAGGTACAAAGCTATATAACAAGATTAATGATGGTATTGTAGCAGGTAATTTAGCAGCACCATATACAACGCTTTTAAGCGTATATATTAAACCAATGGTAATACATTGGGCTATGGTAGAGTTTTTACCTTATGCTGCTTATAAAGTATCTTCAAAAGGAGTATTTAAACATAATTCTGAAAACAGTACAACAGTTGAAAAGAATGAAATTGATTTCTTAATTGAAAAAGAACGTGATGTTGCACAAAGTTATACAAATAGATTTATTGATTATATGACTTTTAATCAATCTTCATTCCCTGAATATAATAGTAATTCAAATGCTGATGTATATCCAGATAAAGATAGTGCGTTTGTTGGCTGGGTTTTGTAATAATTATGGCAATAGTATATAGACATAGAAGATTAGATACTAATAAAATATTTTATATTGGTATTGGTAAAGAAGAAAAAAGAGCATATAGAAAAGATGGAAGAAATAATTATTGGAATAATATAATTAATAAAACAGATTATAATATTGAAATAATTGCAAAAGATATAGATTGGGAAATAGCTTGTGAATTAGAAATATTTTTAATTAGTGAATATGGAATAAAAAATTTATCAAATATAACTTTAGGTGGCGAAGGTAATCTTGGTAATTTACATTCTATTGAAACTAAAAAAATAATGAGTGAAAAAAAAATAGGTAAGTCAACTTGGAATAAAGGTTTAAAAGAATCTAAAGAAAGTATTGAAAAAAGAAAAAATAATTTAATTGAATATTATAAAAATAATGAATCACATTTTAAAAATAAAAAATTTTCATTAGAACATAAAAATAAATTATCAATATCTAATTCAAAAAAATGTATTGATAAAATAACAAATATAGAATATTACGGATTAAAAGAAGGTTGCAGAATTTTAAATATAGATTATAGTAATCAAAAATATTTAATGAGAAAAAATAGTGATAAATCAAGATTCGGATGGGTGCTATAAAAGAAACATATAAACCTAAAGAGGTAAACGTAAAGAAATTAGAAATTTTCTTAAATAAATTAGATAAAAAGATATGAGTTTAAATTTTTCACATATAAAAGGCGATACATTTGAAGCGGTTAATTTCGCTGTTGTTAAAAATACTGTAGCTTTAAATTTAACAGGTGCAGTTATTAAAATGCAAATTAAAAAAGAATGTAATGGAATATCTATTTTATCTTTTACAACTGTAGCAAGTGCAGGCTTAACTATAACTAATGCTGCTGGTGGTTTATTTAAAATTAATAAACAGATTATAAATATACCTGAATTCAATTATATTTATGATATTGAAATTACATTTTCAAATGGTGATGTTAAAACTTGGATTGATGGTGATTTTATTGTAAAATGTGATATAACAAGATAGTATGCCAGATAATGTAAATATAACTGTAAACGAAACTATTGAAAATGTAGTTGTTAATCCTTCTGTAACTACTGAGGTAATTGATGTTAATATTAGTTCTACAACTGAAGAAATAAACATTGATATAACACCCAATTTAACTACTATAAATATTAATACTATCCCTGGTGGTTTTTATGTACCTTATACAGGTGCAACGCAAGACGTAAATTTAGGCGAGTTTGATATTACAGCAGCACACTTAATAAAAGATGGAGGTCAAGCAAGTCAATTTTTAAAGGCAGATGGTTCTGTTGATAATAATGTTTATTTAACTTCAGCGGATTTACCTTCTACTTTGGATTTATATGCAACTACAACGGCTTCCGATGTTTCTGGATATACTGTTTTAGTTCGGAATATAAGTGATTCACGTTTTAATACTACAGCGGTTGATGTTTCAACGGGTGTAATTACTACAACGGCTCAATTAGTTGGTTCATTAGTTAGTGATGCGAATATAATATCGGGGAATCCTGGTATTTTTAACATTACAACTATAGGGAATATATCCCGTACAAACGGAACAGGTCAAGCGGAGTTCTTTTTTAGAGTTTACAAACGTACAAGTGCAGGAGTTGAAACATTTATAACTGAGTCATCAAAAACTTTACCCGTTACCAATGGTGGTTATAGTGAATTTTCTGCAACTGCTTTATGGAACGATGGTGTATTTTTAGATACTGACAGAGTAGTTTTAAAATATTACGCTGATAGATTAACAACTCCAACGGGTTCAAATCCTACTTATAAATTTCAATTTGGTGGAATATCACCTGTAAGAAGTACGGCAGCTATTCCTGTAGCAGTTTTGCCAAACATTTATTTAAGAGACTTGGCAGACGTTGAAAATGTAGATGCTTTAAATAATGAAGTATTATATTGGAACGATGCTGATAGTTTATGGGAACATAGTTCTGTAATTGATTTATTATCACCTGCAAGTTCAACTGTAAATGGTTATTTAAGTTCAACTGATTGGACTGCATTTAATGGTAAATTTAATCTACCTACATTAACTTCGGGTTCAGTTTTATTTTCAGATGGTACTACAATAGCACAAAAAAATAGTAACTTCTTTTGGAATAATACGAATAATAGATTAGGGATTGGAACGAATGCACCAAATTCAATACTTCATTTATCAGGTTCAATAACTGCTGTAAGTGCTATTGCAAGAGGTGGAAATATTACACCAACTTTAGTAGCTGCTGCAAATAGTGATGTATTAATTGGTTTAAAAGTTTTCCCAACTTTTACAAATGGTGCATTTACAGGGGTTTCTAATTATTCAATTTCAGCAGATAGAAGTATAAATGTAGTAGGTACTTTAAGTTATAAATCAGGATATTATTTTTCATATAATGGAGACCAATCAAACGCTATAAAAGCTTCTATTGAAGTTGATTATAATACAGGAGAAATTAAATATTTTGCAGCAAATCCATATTTTCCAACTTTTTATGCTGGCGCTTCAGAAAGGTTAAGAATAACAGCAGCTGGTAATACTTTAATCAACACCACAACAGACAACGGTGGTAAACTTCAAATCAAAGCACCTGGAGCGTTATCAACAGATATAGCTTTACGAGTTAGGAATAGTGCTGATACGGGGGATTTGATGACTGTAGCAGGAAATGGAAATTTTGTAATTCCTGGCGTTT